TTAATGATAAACGAAACAGAGATAATTAATAATGTTGCTAAAATGCAAAATTTAGTAAGCCAAGAAACGCTAGATGATTATAATCCTTTAGTTTATAGTTACGATAACGAGGAAAAGAGAAGAGAAGAAACTAGAAAAAAAATTGACGAAATAGAATCAAATTATGATTTTACAAATGAAGTAAATGATTTAGCTGAGGAAATATAAAATGAATAGAGATATTAGAAGAGCTTTACAATTACAAAATTATACCGAAAGAAAAGCTCAAAGTTTAACAAATGGTTTAAAGGTTTATTATAATAGGCTTAATAGAAATCTACAAAAAGAAATAATTTTACTTTATGAAAAATATGGAAATGATGGAATTTTAAATATTAGTGAAACTAATCAAAACCTTACAGAACAAGAACTAGAACTATTTAAATCAGAGCTTGAAGAAATACAGAATTTTGCTAATAGTACAACAAATATTGCTTATCAAAATGAAATAAACAGAATGAGAAACAGAGTTAGAGTTACTAGATATGAAGAATTTGAAGTATATGTAAAATATGAAATTGAAAAAGTGTCAAATGAAGCTTATAATGCTCTTGCTATTGGGTTAGCTGGAATATATGCTTATAGTTATTACAGAACCTTATTTAATATTGAGACTAAAATAGGTTTTGGAACAGATTTTAAAATAATAAATAACGAAGATATTAACAAAGTTATCAACAGAAAGTGGATAAATAATGAAAATTATAAAGACAGATTAAAAGTCAATAAAGACAGATTATATAGAAATGTAACAAGAACTGTTGGTCAAGACATAGCATCAAGTCAAACTGCTAAAACTGTCAATTATAACGTGGCTAATAACATAACAACTGGATACAATAATACTGTTAGATTAGCAAGAACAGAATTCGAAAAGATTTCAGGCGATGGAGTTTTTGATGGATACAGACAAAGTTCCGTAGTTGAACGTTATCAATTTTTAGCCACATTAGACGATAGAACAACAGATATATGTGCTGATTTGGATCTTGAAATATTTGATTTATCTGATAAAAAAATAGGTATAAACTATCCACCTCTACACTCTAATTGTCGAAGTACTACAGTTGACTATTTTGAACCTGATGAAATTGATGCGTTATTTGCACAAAAACAAAGAGCTAGCCGTGACGAATACGGAAGAGGATATGTTTTAGTTGATGCAAATTTAAATTATAAAGATTGGTATGAAATGAGAGTGGGACGCTAATGAATTTAAATTCAAATAAATCTATAGTTTATACAGATAATTCTATTAATCCTATTCAACATGATCATAATAATCCTTACAACAATGACTATATAAGATATATTAATAAAATATATGATAAAAAAATAGATATACCTTATGACGATTGGGCAAAGCTTTTAAGAAGCCAAAAGTTGTAATTTATATATAAAATTGTGATATAATCATAAATATAGGCTTTATTTAGCCTAAAATTAAGAATGGAGATGGTTCAATGGAAGAAAATGAAAAAGAAGTTATAAATGAAATTGAAATTGAAGAAAAAGAAGTTGTAAATGAAAATGAACCTAAAGTTAAAGTTAAAACTGAGCAAGAGATAAAACGTGAAATATTAAAAAATCTTGGTATTAAAAGCGATTCCGAATTTGATAAAATGAGAAAAGCTTATGAACAAACATTAACAGAAAGAGAAAGAACAGCAAATGAATTAGAAAAGTTAAAAGAATTAAATATGGAATATAAAAGAAAAAATGATGAACAAAATGATTTAATAACAATTTTTAAATTAAAAAATAATAATGATTTAGATGAAATGGAAACAACTTTAAAAATGGCTAGAGGCTTAATAAATGAAGATACCGATATAGAAGCGGCTTTGAAAATAGTTTTAGACAAAACAGCTAAGCCGAATTTAAAAGGTAAGCCACTAGAACAACAAACGAATAGAACAGGTGAGTTGGTTAATCCGTTTGACCCAAAAACTTATAATGCAAAAGAGTGCAATGAATTATTTAAAAGTGACCCTGAAAAGGCTAAAAGATTAGCTAAAAAAGCAGGTATTAATTTAACTTAAAAAGGAGATAATTAAATGTCAAACTTAAGATTAACAGATATAATAGTTCCATCGGTTTTTGCTGCATACGTTTCTGTGCGAACCGTAGAATTATCTAATATTTTACAATCAGGACTAGTAAATATTGATACATCGTTAAACGCTTTTGTAGATGGACCTGGTAATGCGATTTCAATGCCTCGTAGAAATGATTTGCCAGATTCTGGCTCACAAGTTTTGGAATTAGGAAAAGAAATAGAATTAGATAGAATGACGGCTGGTGTAGATTTAGCACCTAAATTATTCAGGGCTCAAGGATGGGAAAGTAGTCAATTACTATCAGCACTTGCAGGATTTAATCAAGAACAAGAAATAATTGACAAGGTTGCTACCTGGTGGGCAAGAGATAAGCAAAAAATAATTTTAAGCATTTTAAACGGTGTTTTTGACAGTGCAAGTATGGAACATGCAACAATAGATGCTTCGGATGAACCTATAAGTTCAAATATTGTATTAGCTGGTAGACAAGTTTTAGGCGATAATTCAGGGATTCTTAGTATTATAATGATGCACAGTTCTACAAGAACTGAACTGAGTCGTCAAAACTTAATCGAGACAATTCCTAATGCTAGAGGAGAAATAGCTTTTGAGCTTTATTTAGGGTTTAGAGTTGTTGTCAACGATAATCTTCCTTATGAAGATGGTGTGTATACAACATATTTAGCTTCAAACGGAGCGTTACAAATGGGTAGAGGTGTGCCAGCTGGAATAGAACCAGTGCAAATAGAGGAAATTCCTAAATTATCCACATCAGCTTTATACATGAGAGAAACAACAATTATAAATCCAAAAGGGATTAGCTATGTTAAACCAGGCTTTGAAAATGGATCACCATTGCCAAGTCCTTCAAATATAGATCTTGCTACTGGTGCAAACTGGAATAGATCTAACGATATAGAGAAAAAATCTATTGGTTTAGTAAGAATTAAACATGCTGACCCTAGCAAAGAGCCAGAAAATGGAAGAAAATTTTATGCACCACCAACACCAGCAACAGCACCTAAAATAAATTCAAGAGCTACTGGTCCTACGGTTAAATAGCCATGGATATTTTAAAAAATTTAAAATTATTAATAGGCGAGAGCATTAATGAAGAGTTGGCAATTTTTAATATAAATAAAGTAGAACAATTTATATTGAATTATTGTAACATTTCAGAAGTTCCATTAGAGTTGGAATTTGTTTGGACTTCATTAGCTTTAGAATATTATCAAATTGCAACAGAAGAAAGAGTTGTAAATTCTGCTACGGAAGGTGGCAGAAATGTTACTTTTAGTAATAAAATTCCAGATTCCATATATAATATCAGAGTACAAGAAATTAATAATAGATATACTATAGAATTAAATAGCTTCAGGAAACTTTACAGGTAGGTGAATTAATTATGACTTTTAATTTTGAAGAAGCCTTTGGAGATATAATCCCTAATTTATTTCATACTGATAAAATTGATATTTCAAGGTTGCAAAATATAGGTACTCCAGATGAACCTAATGAAATTTTAGTTGAATATAAAGATATAAAATGTAATCTTGAATTTGTAACTATTGACAATCCTGATCCAAGTCAAATAAGTTCTAGACCTGTCATTAAAACTATCAACATTCATTGTCGCGTTCATGACGATTTGAAAAATAATGATAAAATAATAGCTTATAAGCAAGACGCCGATGGGAACACAATAGGAAGACCCTATGTAGGAGTAGTTGGAGAACCTTCTGTAACACAAAGTGGGACTACAGCTATGATGACTATTGTTGGAGGTTAAAAATGCATTCAGATTTTAGTCAACTGGAAAAATTTATAGAAAATTTTGAAGTTAGTAATAATGAAATGATAGAATTAATTAAAGATTTTTTAAATGAAAATGCTAAAAGAATTTTAAGAGATACTAAAAAAAGAACTCCAGTTGACGAAGGTCCTTTGCGTAAAAGTTGGGAATTAGGAGAAATAACTGTTAATGGAGATAATATTGAAGTTGAACTTACTAATGATATGGACTATGCATCATTTGTCGAATTTGGAGCTACAAACCGTAACGGAACTTGGAGAAATGGTCGTTTTATGATGACTGTTTCTATACAAGAAATAGAGGAGCAAATGCCTCTTAGATTTCAAGCTAAATTTAAAAAATTTATGAAAAGCAAAGGTATGGTTTAAAATGCAAAAAGAAGTTATAGCAAGTGACATGTTGACTAGATCAATTATTGCAGAATTAGGTAGATTATTTCCGCACGTTCAACGCACTTCTGAATTTGTTTCAGAGGCAAATACTAGATTTCCACAGTTTTTTGTTCAAATTTTAACCAATAACAAAACACAAGCAACATTTGGTTATGATAATTTAAATCATTTTGTAAATATAGTATATAGAGATAGAGCTAATCCTAGTGCAAATCCTACACAATTACAAAATGCCTTGAATAGAATGGCTTTTGATTTAACTACACAATTTAATAATATTATTTGGTTTTCTAGACCATTGCGAGTTTTAAACAAAAGATATGAAATTGTAGACAATAATATACAATTTTTTTGTGAATTTAGTGTAAATATAGAACTAGCAGAAGAAGAAATTGCAAAACAATTAGAATTAGAAATAAATAAAAAATTAATATAGGAGAATTAAAAATGACAGAAGCCGAATTAATATTATTAGTAAAACCTATTCAAAAATATTTATTAAATAATCATAATCCGTATACAAAATTAGAAATAG